GGCTTTCTGATACTACGGCGGATCTCATGCCAGAACTGCAGCGGCGCATCGTCGCTCGTCTCATAAGCTAGCTGTTGAAGATAGCCGTCCATCTCAGCAAGGCGCGACAGATCGGGATATGGGAATCCACCGCACTGGCAGGTCAGGTGCGGGGCGACGACGATCATGACGGCGTCGGTAGCTTGGATAAGTTGACTGCGATTTAATGGCGCATCGTTGTTGAGCAACGCTCGGATGATTAGCTCTCGCACATGCCGTGTGTTGTCATCTGACATTATACGTTCCTTTCCCTGTAAAATGCTGGCCCGGTCCTCCCCCTAAAGAAAGGACCGGGCCGTTGAGACAAGAACACCGCTCATCCAGGGCGGGTCTACGCGGTGCCCTCGTCGGCTTGCGCGGCCGGTTCCGCCTCTGGGACTTTGGCGCTGAAGTACACACTGCCCGGCTCAGTGGCAGGCAGCCGGACACTCAGCTTCACACCCAACACTGTGCCAGCGCGCCGCACCTGATCGGCAACTTGCTTGGCCGCCTTCGGGCCACCTTCCACGATGCGGAACCACGTGCCCTGGTTCTCGTTCGCCTGGCGAACGTCGTCCTCGTACGGGTTGGGCTTGGAACCACGGGTGTACCACTGTGCGGGCGGTTCGACCTGCTCGGCTGGCGCAGTGGTCCTCGTCGGCTGCGTCTCGTCGGGCTTGCTCTGCTTCGCCATGATGATCTTTCCTCCGGTCGGGTTGGAGTTGTGCTTACCCTCAAAGCATAGCATGTGTCGATCAGAAAGGGAACTCCCCATCGGGCACCAGTTTTGGCGTGTATCCCTTGTACCTCTGGACGATCTCAGTTTTGGTCAGGCATACAACATGATCGGCGTACTGGTGGGCGTGCTTCCGTGCCGCCCGCCGCGCATCCCACACTGCCTTGCCGAACTTACGGGTATACCGGCAGTCCTGGCAGGCCACGCCGTACTCTCCATCAGGTATGTAAAGCGGTTTGACCATTTATTTTAACATGTCCTTTTGGTCTAGCAGATTCCAGGCATCGGCCATCCGCGACGCCTCACCTTGCGTACCCTCATAGTTAGGGATCATCTTGCCTGTGGCATTGTCGTAGATGGCGAACCGTTTATGCGCGCCCGGCTTCGCTTTGACAGGTGAAAAGCGCTCCTGCTTTCTCATCTTAGAGTATCCTTCTCTGAGATGAACGTTGCAAAGACTTCCGCAAGATTTGTAATCTTTAAATCAGTGTTAGCTTTACAGTATTCTACGGCTAGTTTTAATGCTTCAAGCCGTACACGATGTACGTAACTTAATTGATCCTTACACATTGACAAGTTCCCCTTCCAACTTGATACCGTCACGGATCATCGTAACCTCTGCCGTGTGGGAATCCTCCCATGGCAACCGGCGCGGATGCGACATTTCGTAACCATCGGACAGCGTATTGACGAACGTCGGATGTGGCCCGTCCCATGGCGACAAGCCGGCCGCACAAGCAGGACATGCCTGCTGCGAATGTAGCCGCTTACCAGCCTCACCGAAACCAATTTCACGCGTCTCAGCACGCCACGAGCAGTGAATATCCTTGAACCGCTCATGCGAAGCCAACGCATGACCCATGCCGATAAACTTAGGTTTTGTGGTGACTGCCAATGCTGGCCATTCCGTACCAGGCCGAAGGGATTGTAGGTGCTCAATCGTGCTGTCTACCGGGAATTCTGTCCGACCGATGCCACGAGACTTGACACCGTTCCAGTCAGTTCCAGAGCGGGTTAAATACATGCCGCTCTGCAAGTACACCAATTCGTCGTAACTCTTCACTGACCACTGGCCTAAGCCATTGCCAATACTTAGACCAAACGTCGATGGGTCGACAGTTGTGGAGAGTGAGTCTGTTTCCACAGATACGATAGCATCCGGTCGTTGCATCATAGCTTCCCACAACATAGATCGACACATTGAAGTCGTCCATGCGGCTACTGGCAATGCGTGCGATTTTGGTGGTAATTTCTTCTTCTCGTCCCATCCAACAGTCTGTGCATACTTCCCATACAAAGAGTTCGGCCCCAATTTGAAAGGCAATGATAGCAAGTTTTCTTTCCCCAGACGTTGCCTCGTCTCGTACATTTCCGTCAAGAAACTCCATGGGAACTCACTTTCGGGGGAATCCCAATACCATCCTTCAAGTATCCGCACGCCCGGCATACCTGCAACCATGCGCGCCTCTGGACTTGCGTACCATCCTGAAACTTTATTCGGGTAAGAAATGAGGCCATTTCGATTTCGCCAGAACAGCGGCATTGGCCGGTACTCGACAGCGTTACCCAAAGGCTCCCGATATTCAATACGGTAGAAACCAAATCGTCGGATTCTAGTCGGGTTACTTTCATTTATCCATTCCCCTGCATCTGGATGAAGCGATGGAATCATGGTCAGCGCGTATGGATACGCGGAGTTAATATCAGCCGTATAAATTGGGCCTTTGACGTGGCCCAGTTTGAATGCCTCGAAACGTCCACCACTGAATGCTATTTTACTAGCCATGTGAACTTCAGCGGGCATTACGCCAGTCGTTGTTTGAGCGCCAGCCAAATGTGGCCGAATATTCCGCGACGCATTGATATAGTTCGCCAAAGCACCGGGTCCGTACCACTCTTTGAGGGCGAATCCAGCCTTAAACATAACGTCTCGGAATTTAACGAATACACGAGCGATAAGTCGAATTTCTCGCTCCCAATAGTACCGGACACTAGCCAAATCGTCCCAGGTATTAGAACCACGTTCGGCTTTTCCATGAGCAATAACCTCCCTATCGGAACTGCTCAAATCGTCGCGCAGAATATTTTCACACGCTTTGAGGAACGTGGAACCGCCAAAGAATGACGAATAGTCAAAGATCGTGAGCGACGTTTTGTCTTTTCTATTACCTCTACCGGGCCGTGTTGACCATTTGCGCTTAGAGCGTGTAATAGTCAGTTTCTTACCGGAGTAATACTGGATGTTCCAATAGTACCCGCCAGCTTGAAAACGCGTGTGGTTATCCTCCCACAACTGGTAGAACGAGTTGGTCGGCAAATCTTGTAGCAACATGTTCGTGTCATACTTGAACGCGTAACCGATATGCAACGCCTGCGGATTGCGTTCCGCCACATCGACAATGTAATTCAGCATATCGACCGTGGTCAGTTTTCTACCGATCAACGGCGTATCAACCTCAGCGCTACAACCGAACAACACAGGATGCTGCGGCTTATGCTGACCCGACAGCGACATGCCCTCCATGTCCCACGCGATCACCGTACGGTCAATCACTGGAATAGCCTTACGCCGGCCGTCCTTACGGTTGCGCGAATCTTTCGTGCTGCCGTTGTGGTATGCGGGCGGAAGCTCTGCGACCATTGCAGCATTCATGGCTATCCTTCCGCCATTTCGGCACGCATTTTACGGCGTAGATCAGGGTCATGGCCGCACTGACAATTCTCGACGCAGCACGTAGGTAACGGGTCGTCAGGTTCGTCAATGTCGTGCAGGAAAGAACCGTGCGGACAAGGCGGATCATTGGGACATGCCCACGAATTCATGGTCGCTTACCCTTCCGCATATTCTTCACGCCACGTCCGCCAGTCGAACACGTCACGCAATCGAATACCGTACGTGTCCATCATGTATTTTTCAAAATACTCAATCGCTGCCGCCCGCAAATCCCCCGAAATTTTACCGCGTGGCGTGTTAAATGCCAGATCGTATAATGTTTCAATCCACGGATCATTCAACAACGGTACGTTCTCGGCGGCAGCCTTGTTGATCGCATTCCAACGCTTGACTTGGCTTTTAGTCCACTTCTTCGGGTGTGGATGCCACGGATCGGTCATGCTTTCCGCCCTGAAGTTTTGTTGGGAGATAAGAGCGACCCCTTCACAGTGTCTCCCGCCACTGTGAAGGGGTCGAACCGCACCCGAGAGGGCACTTACCGAATTAACGCAACGGTCGGGGGAGACCGCGTCCGGTCTACGTGTTTTTAGTTCTGATACGACATGTCAGCTACCCGACTGATCCAGGTAGTACGTTGAACCGCGATGCCGCGCCTCCGACGTGTCACCACAGAACTCACACTCAGCCTCCATCGCCGAACGTGGCTTGTCACACTGGCCGCACGTCGGGTACTCCGACCGGCGCAGACCCTTACGGACACGCAACCCGCCATTACGGTTAGTCGTAGCGCTGATTTCGTACAACTGCTTGAAGATGCCAGTGCTGCCATCGTTGATGATGAACTTCAGCCCATCAGCAGTGACACCGACAACGGACACGAAACCGCCGAAGTCACCGTCGTTGATCCGCCACTGCATGAGCATCAGATCCTTGCTGACCAACTGCGACTTGTCATCCAGTAGGTCGAACCCGCTGCCGTACTCTTCGGCGAAATCCTGAACCGTGCCGTACTGCTCGGCCGCCAGATCGATGGCATCCTGGAACGAGCCGACCTCGCGTAACTGTTCGTCGGAGAACGTCGGCGAGCCTGCGGTGACAATGCTCGCGCCGGCCGCCTCCGGCACTTCAAGATCGTTTTTTGCCATGGTGGGAGACCTCCCCTGTAGACGATCATGCCCTGTTCGGGCCTGGTGAGACCAGCGTACCTCAAGATCACGCCATGAGAGCGCTCTCACCTCTAGCCGAACCCGACAAGAAATAATGGACATATCGGGCATGAGAGCGCTCTCACTTGTGGGACACGCACAAAGATCAACTCGGGCATGAGAGCGCTCTCACGGCCGGTCAGTGGTACACTGGACCCATGGTGGGACCTTGCCCGGACCTTCCTACGTGTTTCCTCCGGTAACGCGGCCAGCCGGCTCGAACCCTGTAGCGGGCCGGCTGGTTATAAAAACAAGAGGTGCGAGGATGGCACGACGCAGACGCAGACGTAGTGGTAGTAAGTGGATACAGGGCGCGATCAAACGACCCGGCGCATTCAAGTCCAAAGCAAAACGCGCTGGCATGGGAACCAACCAATACGCACGACACGTACTACGCAAAGGTAGTAAGGCCAGTACACGTACCAAACGGCAAGCAGCACTCGCGCTCACACTCTCGCGCATGAACCGGCGCAGGCGGAAGCGGTAACGATGGGAACGGTAGCAAGCCCGGCAATGGTGGAAATGGAACCGCCAGCGCCCGAAGGCGCGTACCTAGCCGCCTACGATTCTGACGCATTGGCAACCCGTGAAGGACGCGTTGAACTCACCAAAAACGATCCGCTCGCATTCGCGCTCATATACCTACCCCATCATCTACGTGACCGGCAGGACAACGTTACCTTTGCCGAACTCCATTACGCGCTGTTGGAACACGCGAAACAATGGATGCATGGTGTACGCGGATTGCGCGAGGATAGAGACTGCTACGTCGCGCCGCGTGAATGCGGCAAGAGTACATGGCTATTTCTCATTCTCCCCATGTGGGTAGCCGCGCACGAATACTTTACTTTTGTAGCTGCGTACTCCGACGCGGTGGAACAGGCACGCACTCACCTAGCAACGTTCCGTGACGAACTGGAACGCAACGAACTACTACGCTGGGATTATCCCGAACTGTGTCGGCCAAAAACACGTGGACCGGACAACAACCGTTTATCCTCACAACGACAGGACAAGATCGAGCAGGCAAACGGGTTCGTATTCGTCGGTAAAGGCATGAACGCAGCATCGCTCGGGTTGAAGATCGGCAACCGTCGGCCAGAGTTAATCATCCTTGACGATATTGAGCCAGGGGAGGAAAAATACTCTCTGGACACTGTAGCAAAACGGCTGGAAGCGCTGCGATCGAAAATCTTCTACCAAAACCAGGCGGCACGTGTTGTACTTGTCGGAACGGTTACCCGAATAGGGTCCATCATTCATCAACTTGTCGAATCTGCGTTGCATCCGTCCGATGACACACCTGAATGGGTCGTCGAGGAAAACTTCAAAGTACACTACTTTGCGCCGATCATCACCAACGATGATGGCAGCGAGCGATCCTGTTGGCCTGAGAAATGGTCACTTGCGTATTTGAAAGCACATGAACATGAACGCGAATACCAAAAGAACTTCGCCAACCAACCCGTTAGCGACGATGGCGACTTTTGGACGCAAGCTGATATCACGTATAAGACTGACGATATGGCGCTGGTCAAAACCATACTTGAAATCGACCCAGCCGTTACCACAGGCATACGAAGCCATTATACGGGCCTCGCCATTGTCGGGTATGATCTGGGACAGCACCGATGCCTACTGCGACATGTCCGACGCGTCAAACTTGGACCCAAACAACTACGCAGACTAGTGCTACAACTGCTCGATGCATACCCTGAAATCGGTGCGATTCGCATAGAATCCAATCAGGGCGGCGAAACGTGGCGCTCAGTGTTCCATGATATGCCTGTACGTGTTGTGCTGCATCCCGAGTGTGAGAGTAAAGAAATACGCAACATTGCCATGCTGAACCACTATCAGCGTCACCGCGTGGTGCATGAAGAACGGTTCCGCGAATTTGAAAACCAATTATTTGCGTATCCTAAGGTTATGTGGGATGACGACATTGACGCGGTGTCAGCCGGTACAGATTACTTTCTCAAGCCGAAGGTCAAGCGGCCAACGCCAAGCATAAGGATGACTAGCTATGTCTGACTTGATCGACGGCTTGACCGAACTTGATGAAGCACGCGAAGGCTACGAAGAGGCTGAAGCGTACTACAAGAACACGATGCTCGAACATTTCGTGTCGCCGCGTATGCTTCGTGCCTTGATGGCATCCGACGTCTCATACCGGGTACGGCTGGCGAAAATACCAGTTGATGCCGTAGCGAACAGGCTAGAAATTGCGTCGGTCACAGTACCCAAAGATATGGACGCTACGGCAGAGGTTGAGCGCATTTGGACCGGCAACAATCTGTTAATGGAAATGCCCAACCTATTGCAAAAGAAAACTATGTTTGGTGACGCATACATGGTGGTATGGCCAGGCGAAAATAGTGTGGACATGTTCTACAACTCGCCGCTGTCCATGCGCGTTGTCTACGACAACGAAAACCAGCGGCGCATCAAATACGCCGTGAAACAGTGGGTCATCGGTGAGAATGAATACCAGCGGGCCAACCTGTACTACGCCGATCGAATCGAACGATACGTTACCAGGCGAGGCGCGAAAGGCGACAAGGAAGCAGACTGGATACCATTCATCGAAGATGACGATGATGAACTAGACGACGGATCGGTCATCGACAACCCATACCAACGCGTACCAGTATTCCACTACCGCAACGGAACACCCTACGGAACCCCCGAACATGAAGCGGCATATGGGCCACAAGACGCGGTGAACAAACTCATCATCACCCATCTATCAACAATCGACTATCAAGGCTTTCCGCAACGCTACGCGCTCGCGGAACCCTTTGCCGGCAGCGACGATTCTGCCGAATTCGGTGACGAGGACGAAGATGCAACGTCCACACGCCCAGGCAGTCAATCAACGCTGAAAAGCGGGCCAGGAGAGGTTTGGTGGTTGGATGGAATCAAAGGTGTAGGACAGTTCCAAGTGGCGGACCCCGACGCATTCCTAAAGCCGCTGGACCGCATGACAAGGCTAATGGCATCCGTGACAGAAACGCCACTGCACTACTTCGACCCCATGGGCGATAGTCCATCGGGTGAGGCGTTGCGGGCTAAGGATGGTCCATTGGTAAAACGGATCATTAACCGCAGGCAGTACGATGCTGCGACAGCAGCGGATATGTTTAAGTTCGCACTCCTACAACGTGGCATTGAAGTACCGAAGGTTGATGTGCGTTGGACAGCGCCAGCCGTTCTAGATGACCTGGACGGCTGGAAGGCAATGGTAATCAAAGAGGAAATGGGTGTGCCTAGGCGACAGATTTTGCTGGAAGCCGGGTATACAGAATCGCAAGTCAGTGAATGGCTAACGGAAGGTGCCGGCGATGGCGACGAATGACGATGATGACCTGAACATGCCTGATGACGATAATGACGATCAGGATCAAGGGCCGTCGAAAGAGGAACACGAACGCGTGAAGCGTGCGCTTGCGAAAGCGAACAGTGAAGCAAAGAAACACCGTCTACGGTTGAAGCAGTATCTTGCCAACAAAGACGACGATGATGATGAGGGTAAGAACAAAAAGGTTGACCGTGAACGGATTCGTGATGAAGTGAGCGAAACTGAGGAAACCAAGTGGAAGCAACGTGTCGTGCGGCAAGCTGCTCGCGCCGCGCTGTTGGAAGCTGGGCTGATCGGTGACGCTGCCAAACTAGCGCGTTTGGTCAATGTGGTTGATGTTGAATTTGATGACGACGGCGACGTTACCGACGGGCTGCAAGATCAGATAGACGAGATCCGCGAGGATTACCCCGATCTATTCGAGGATCGTGGTGTTGATCGCAAACAACGGCGCGGGATGCGTGGGATCGATGGTGGGGATCGTGGCGGTAACCGACCACCACACAAACAATCATCGGCAGAAAAGATTCAAGAACTCGCTTTGCGCGGTGGGCGGCGATGATAGCGTCCGCTTATATGCCCAAAGCTTTACGGCTAGGATACTTAGGTAAACTGCCTGTGTGGTTTGGGTTTGTTCGACAAGGATCAAACAATGTTATACTAGGTGCGTATGGGCGTATTGGGCCACGCGCAATTCTGGTATGGCGCGGTGGACGTCGCTAAACCGTCCAGCCGTCCCGTGATGGGATAACCAACAACACAAACATCGAAAGGAAAACCCATCATGGTACGAAACGTGTACGATGACTGGATCCCGGAGGAAATGGACTCCGATGTTATCCAGCGCGTCAACCAAGTATCGGCCGTAGAGCTTCTAGGCGGGCCGACTGCTGTCCCCATGGGCAGCGACACGAAGCAAGTTCCACGATCTGCAGGCGTTGATGTGGAGGTTATCGCCAAGGGTGGAACGTATGGCGAGGACGTGTCGGCCAACACCGACGTGACGCTCGTTGCGCGTAAGTTTGGCAAGGCAATCCGCATCGCTGAGGAAGATGTGAACGACACGCTTGCAAACCTGGTGGCGGCCAAGCAACGCGATTGGGCGACAAGCTACGCGAAGATGCTTGACAACGCTACGTTGGGTACGTCGGCAGCGGAGAATGGTACCACGATTCCGTTCACGTCCGTCTATCGTGCCATCACTTCAGCGGACGCTGACACCGGGTACGCGGCCAACACGAACCACGTGTCATCCAGCGCTGCCGGCGTGGTCACGTACACGCAACTGTCACAGACCGTAGCGAAGGTTGAAGAGACCGACTACTTCGACCTGCCTAACATGGCCGTCATCGCCCACCCAGGATACCGTGACAAGCTGCGTGGAATTCTCGACACCACCAACCGGCCCATCTTCATCCAAGGCCACGCCGGTCCAGAAGGACGCACGCCGGACACACTGTTCGGACTGCCGATTTCCTGGTCTTTGGGTAACCGGGTATTCGGTACCGCATCGCCCAACCCTACCGGCGCTGGCGGCGTGAAGGGCACCGCAGGCAACCGACTGCTCACCGTGCTCAACAACAGCTACCTTCGCCTTGGCCGACGCTCCGGTCCCGAAACTGTATTCATTGACGGTCGCGCCGGATTGGGCGCGCTGACCGACGAGTCGATTCTGAAGATGCGTTCGCGGCGCGGTTTTGCCGTGGGGCATCCGCTGGCATTCGCCATTCTTGAAATGATCGTGTGAGGTTACCGATGGCTGAGGCAAAGAAACAAGACAGCGCGCAGAAACAAGACGCTGGACCGGACGAACTGCCAGACGAGGCTAAAACGGCGGCCATGCGCCGGCGCGAGGAAAAGGAAGAACGAATCGCCGGCGAAACGAAGTTGTGGGAGAAACAACAAGCCGACAAGGGGTAAGTCATGCCATGGGCAACCATTGACGATGTTGACGATCTCACCAGTAAAACGGTGACCGATCCTGATATCGTGAAAGCGCAAGCCGTCATCGAAATACACGTGTCACGAACCGAACTAGTACCAGCGGACACCATCGGCAAGCGTGACCTGCATTGGCTGAAGCTGGCGGTTGCCTACCAAACGGTGTGGATGCTCGCCAACCCCGATATCTTCGAACGCACCGAACAGAAAACGCTACTACAAGACGGCGTGGAGGCACGTAACATGCCGCCTGATGCGTTGACGATAGCGCCGTTAGCGCGTAGAGCGATACGGCGCCTATCGTGGAAAAAGTCACGATCCGTTCACACGCCAAGCCATTTCGAGGAATCCGCCGCGTTGTATCCTGTTGGCGGGCCGGTCATCGACTATCCAGGTGAACCGTGGGAGGATCTGTAAATGCCTCAGATACCTCTTGACGTGCAACCGCTACCTGATAATTGGACACCATTGTCAATGTTCGCTGTTGTCAAATGCTTAGACGAGGATGGCGATGTGGCGTTTACAACTCATGCTACGAACGACTTGTTGTCGTTTGAGGCTGCCGGTATGGTACTAGCCGCGCTTGACACCTTACGAGATGACATGAAAATGTCTTTTGAAAGGAACGTATAATGTTTCACGGCAACACCACAGTGAGCATTATGCGTGGCACGGAAACCGACGAATATGGCGACGTGAAAGATACGGCGACCATCATCAAAACAGATGTGCGTGCGTCAATCATCGAACAATCACGGCGCGTATTCGTACCCGCAGACAACGTTGATCGGATAGTGCGATATGTGCGCGGCCGGCTGCCAAGCAACGAAGATGTACGCGAAGGCGACCGCCTATTCGATGAACGATCCGAACTAACCTACATCGTGGAAGCAGTAGTACAACCCGAATCACCATACGCACACAATGACGTGAGGGTAGACCTCAAGCACACAACCTAGAAAGGAATAGGCAATGACGGTAAACGGTGCCTATCTCAACACACTTGTTGACAACGGCAACCCAATCACACACATCGGGTTGCTTGATGGTGGTGTGGAACTTTCAGGCGGCTCGCCAGCCTATGCCCGTAAGGCTGTCACATGGACGGCGGCCGGTAACGGCGCTGACGCCGATGGTACCATCCGGCCAACAGTCGACCATGATTTCGATATCCCGGCCGGCGCTGACGTTGACGGCTGGCAAGGATACTCAGCGGCTACAGGCGGCACGGCATACGGCATTACCGCGCTGACGCTTGAAGCGTTTGCGGCGCAAGGTGTCTACACGCTGGAAGCTGCGCTCACCGCTGTCAACCATGCAGCAGCCTAAGTCAACACGTCATGCTGCAATGGCGGGTCTACTACGGTAACGGTGACACGTTCTCTGATAAGAATGGTGAACCGTCGCAAGCGCCTGCCCAAAACGTCCAAGCCGTCGCGGTTGTTGATCGGGAAGTCGGCAGGTTCATCCTATCGCATTGGGACTACTACTGGTTCGACCACGACACCGACCGTTGGTGGGGTGGTGACCAATTCGGCATGTGGGACTACCTCACTCGACCGGGCTGGAAACGTGTCCTGTTCGGCCGATCATTGGGTAACGACTCATTTAACGCAGTGATGCGCCGTGCCGTCAATGACCCAGACCTCCCCGTTAAGACTGGCTGGTCACCAAAAGAACCAGGCGCGGGAGGTGTGCTGCCATGGTAGCGATGTTTACCCCCGTCCAGAAATCCTTCCGCGCTCGCGGCGATACAGTAGCCATCAACGTCAACACGTGGGACTTCGCGCTCAACGATGACTTTTCCTGGCCCCTTGATACGGTTCTGCGGATTAGATTCGTAGTGCAAGAGACTGGTAACTCTGGCAGCGCTTTCGAGCCCAGGATACGATACAACGTCAATGGTGGCACATTCCTCCAAGTAACGCCAACTGCAACTCACGTCAGGCCAGCACTATCATCCCAGGTCGCAGATGATGCGGCAACATCAAAATTGCTCGACGGAACAGGTTTCTTTGTCCCTGGCGCGTTCGATGAGGTAGACGCCATTCTACCCTCGCTCACTCTCGGAGCGTTGGGGAACACTGAAGTTGAGTTTGCCATCACGATCCTATCAGCGACCGTTAACGTTGGTGACACTGTCAGCATACGAGTTTTCAATGGGACCGGATCTCTCAGTGCATACACAGACGAACCAGTTGTCACGGTCACGGCAGGTGTCACCAATCCTTCAGGCGGGTCGGAGACAGGCGTAGTAGTTTCCACTGATGGCGGCGGCTCTACTACAAAATCTGGCGGCTCAGCGGTCGGTGTAGATGTTGCGACAGACGGCGCAGGAACCGCGCACCGTTTCGGCGGCGCTGAAGCTTCCGTGTCTGTAACTTCCATAGGTGGTGGCGGCGCGGCTGGTGGAGAAATCAGCGGTGGGTCGGAAACGTCGATACTCGTAACCACCACTGGCGACGGTATAAAGAATGCGAATGGCGGGGCTGAAACCTCAACGCTTGTAACCACCACTGGCGACGGCATAAAGAACGCACACGGTGGGGCCGAATCGTCCGTATCGGTAACATCTATCGGCGGTGGTTCTGCTGAGGGAGGCCCAATTAGCGGTGGATCAGAAACGTCAATACTAGTAACCACAATTGGTGACGGGGCAAAACACGCCTTTGGCGGCGCTGAAAGTTCTGTGACAATATCCTCCATCGGCGGCGGTGGGACCGAGGATACAATCAGCGGCGGATCGGAAACGTCACTACTCGTAACGACTACAGGCGAAGGCGTGAAACATGCCTTTGGCGGTACGCATGCTTTCGTTCTTGTAAGCACAACAGGCGGTGACTCAATGCCATTGCTCATTCCAGTAACTGACCTTGTAGCGGTAGCGCTTATCCGCAGCGTACCGGGAATCGACCCGACAAAGGTCGGCACCACATTGCCTAAGAACGTCAACAATTGGGCTGAGGGTTTCGTTCAAGTCATCACCGTTGGCGGTTCGCCAAATATTTATGTTCCGCTAGATGGTTCTGTGGTCGCGGTATCATGCTGGGCGACCAACATCGGCAGCGGCAAACCACCATGGGGCAGGGCAAACCAACTGGCCGCCATCATTCAACGTGACTGTCTCAAACACGCGACATACCCACGCACACTCGACCTGACAACATTTGGCAACTACGCACCGGCCAAAGTTCACAGTGCTTACTTCATCACAGAACCACGCCGCACACCATCCGACGAAGGATCGTACGCTCGGTACGATGGCGACCTGCAAGTCAATTGGACACCGTTAGGAGAATGACACAATGACCGTTACCGCTGCAAACCTACTCATGGGACCAGGAACACTCTACATCGGTGACTTCGGAACAGTGGAACCTGCCGACGCCGATATCGCCGATCCGCCAGGCGCAGGATGGAATGACGTAGGCGGCACACTCGGCGGGCTGACTGTCGCCATTGAGCAAGAATATACCGAACTGACGGTCGATCAGATCGTGGACTTGGTTGGTAGCCGCCTTACCAAGCGCGTCATGTCCCTCAACACGCAACTGGCAGAGGCCACGCTTGACAGTCTGGCACGTGCGCTCAACAACCCGCTGCCCACGCCAGGGGTAGGGTTCACCGCGTTCGAGCCGCCGAACGACAACTCGGCAGTGCAGCCGTTGTACCGTGCTTTCCTGTTCGATGGGTTCGCGCCCGGTACGAACAACAACCTGCGTCGGCGCATCTTTGGACGTAAGGTACTGTCCACGGCGAACCTGGAAACCGCATACTCCAAGGATGGGCAAACCGTGTTCCAGGTCGGTTTCAAGTGCCACTATGTGTCTGATGCCATCAAGCCGTTCAAGGTTGTAGACGAGGCTGCGGCATGATCGAACTGGATAGCAAGGCTGAAGTTACAGAGGATGCTGAACGTATACCCGTGTTCTCCATTGATGACACGGTGTATACGATGCCAGCGGAAGTCAAACCACATGTCGGTCTGCGATATCTGTGGATGCTCAAAACAGACGGCGCGGATTATGCCGGCGCATGGTTGATGGAACAGGTACTCGGCGTTGACGGTTTTAAGGCGCTCGCTGGATATGAACCGCTCACCAAAGAACAATTTAAGGCCATCCAAATCATCATTCGTGACCATACGCTAGGATCGGTGGAAGGTGAGGGAAAAGATACATCTTTGCCGCATTCATCGAACGGGCGCAAGAAATCGCATGGGTCCAAGAACACTACAAAGACTTAGAGGCTGACTTCAGAGTCTTTTACCGTATCGAAGATTGGAGCACTGTGAACGCAGCGTCGTTCTTCGCGTTAGCGTTGCGTACAGTGGCGTATGGTGGTGTGATGACAGCGCGTGTACTGAAAGAACAGGAACAACGCGAACAGCGGAAGAACGGACCCATCACTACGACCGCTGAAGCGAAATACAACCCTGTCTTAGCTGGCGTGATCGAATGGGGGCAGGGCTGATGGCGCGAGTAGTGATGAACCCTGCCTATGGGCAGTTAGCCGAAGCGGCCAGCGCCGACGAAGTACACGCCATAGCACGCGACATAGCTGGCGACATACGTGGCAACATACGCGCTGGTAGGCATGTGCAGTCAGGTGCGCTGGTGCGATCCGTTAACATACGACGTGCTGGTTATGGTTCGCGTGTAAGCATCGGCACTGACCACTGGTGGTACATCGAATACGGCACCGGCCCGCGCGAACTTGTAGCCGGCCCAGGTCAAATATTTCGTTTCGTCAAAGCCAACGGCGAAGTAGTATTCACCAAACGAATCCGGCACCCAGGCAACCGTGCATACATGGTGGTTCGACGTGCAGTATTCAAGTATCGGAGGCATCATGGCTGAAGGTTTCAAGGTTGCCGATGGCTATGTAGACGTTCACGCCAAAGCTGATAGAACGTCTGCGCGTGGTGCTGCAATCATTCTATCCAACGATGTAGAACGACACGGGCGTAGCGGTAGTGACCGTTTCTTTACCGCGCTATTCACCCCGTCGCCTGGCGTGCTATCGGCGATGCGTACTGGTGTACCAGCCATGCTAGCATCACCTATTGGCATAGCCGCTGTTTCACTTGCTGGTATCTTTGTCGCCTCATTCGTTGGTGCCATCATTTCAGTACTCGCCACGG